CTAGCGGGGCAACCCGTGGAGGTTCGAGTCCTCTCGGCCGCACCAAACGTTTTTTCCCAGCAAAGTCATATAGATAATAAGGGGCTTGTCGGGCACTTTGGGGAAATTCGTGGAATGATTTCTGTAGTGGATAACTCTACGATAATTGCACCTTAGAACGTACTGCCTCGACCGAGAGAGTGTGTCGCGCCAGTCAATCATAGCGACTCCGGCACACCGATGATTCCCGCCTTCAGGCTTTCCAGCGCATGACCCAGCCCTTGCCGCGACGGCGGGGGATGGTTCGGTCGCTACTTGGTTCGCTCGGCTTGGTCGAGACGAAGGGCGCTTTAGCCGACCCTGAGTTTTGGCTGCTTGAGCTATTCGAGGGCGCTGCCCCGTCGATTGCCGGTCCCGTTGTCTCCCCGATAACCGCCATGACTTGCGCCCCGGTGCGGTGCGCGGTCCAAGCCATCGCGGAGACCGTTAGCCAGCTTCCGCTAATGGTCTACCAGCGCGGCGAAAACAATTCGCGGGAACGAATCACGGATCATCCCGCCTATGCGCTGCTTCACGACAGCGCGAACGATTGGACGCCCGCCGCCACCCTTATCGAGCAAGTGACGCAGGACGCGTTGCTGCAGCCGCACGGGGGATTTGCGTTCATCAATCGCATTGGCGGCAAGCCAGTGGAATTAATTCGCCTGAATCCCTACCGCACGCCTGTGGTTCCGAAAGAGATTTATGGCGAACCGTTCTATGAGGTTTCGGAAAAAGGTGGCACGCGGCTTCTAAGTTGGCGTGACGTTATTCACATTCCGTCGCCCTCGGAATCGCTGTTCGGTTTGGTTCACGATGCAAGGCAGGCCATTGGCCTTGCGATGGTCATGGAGCAATACGCGGCGCGGCTGTTCGGTCGCGGCGCTCGCCCGGCTGGCATCCTGAAATTCAAAGGCAAGCTAGACGCCGCGTCGTCAACGCGCATGAAAGCCTCTTGGCAAGCTGCGCATGGCGGATCGAACAGCGGCGGAACTGCCGTCATCGAGGAAGGCGGCGAATTTCAGCCGCTCACACTCAACAGCGTGGACGCTCAATTCCTTGAAATGCGCAAATTCGCAATCGAGGAAATTGCGCGTCACTTTCGCATCCCGCCCGTGTTCCTCATGGACTATGGGCGTGCGACCTGGAGCAACGCGGAAGCGATGGGGCAGCAATTCCTGACCTATACGCTCATGCCCTGGATTAAGCGTTGGGAAGGCGAAATTGCGCTCAAGCTATTCACGCCAGACGAACGCAAACTCTATTTCGCTGAATTCAACACCGCTGCGCTACTCCGCACCGATTTTGATAAGCGGATGGATGGCTACCAAAAAGCGATTGCGGCGCGAATTTTCAACCCGAACGAGGCGCGAGCAATCGAGAATTATCCGCCCTATGTCGGCGGCGACAAGTACGAAAATCCCAATACGTCATCCCCGCTTCCGGTCGTGCCAGCATGACCACGGCGATGACTCACCGCACGTTCTTTGGCGATGCCGAGCGCGATTTTCGGATTACGCCGGAATTGGTCGTTGAGCTTGAGCGCAAGACTTGCGCGGGCATCGGCGGCTTGTGCCGTCGCTTGTTCGCGGGCGATTTCAAGCAATCGGACGTAACCGAAACGATCCGCCTTGCGCTCATCGGCGGCGGCACGTCGCCGAAAGACGCGGACGCGCTAGTTGCGGCTTATGCGGTCAATCGTCCGTTTGCAGAGATTTACCCTCTTGCGGTCTCGATCCTCGAAACGCTGTGGTTCGGCTCAGCGAAAGGGCAGGGCGATGCAGCGGCTTGAAGTTAAGTCCGCCCTTGGCGTTGACGACACTGGCGCCATCACCGGCAAGGCTTGGGTGTTCGGCACGCCCGACCGTATGGGCGACATCATCGAAAAAGGCGCGTTCGTTCTGCCGACGCAACTGCCGATTCTGTTCGCGCACGATCCCGCCGAACCCGTTGGCGTGTGGGACCAATTCGCAGAAGCCGGCAATGACTTTCAAGTTAAGGGGCGCCTCTTGATCGACGACTTGCCACGCGCCCGCGAAGTGCGCGCTCTTGTGCAAGCCAAGGCGATCACCGGCTTGTCTATCGGTTACAGCGTCAAGCAAGCGACAGGCCGCAAGGGCGGCGGTCGCATCATCAAATCACTGGAACTCGTGGAAATCTCTCTCGTGACGATTCCAATGCATCCCGGCGCACGGGTCACTAGCGCGAAATCGGCCTCGGAATTGTTCGCAATCGCCGAAGCTATCAACCGGACCGCTGCGGCGTTCCGTACAAACTGAGGAATCAAATGGTTACCGCTTCCCCTGCCAAAATCGAACTGAAAGACGACAACGGCGATCCCGCCGACGTCGTGACAAAAGCCCTTGGCGAACTCAAAGAGTCCGTCGATGGCCGTTTGAAGGTCATCGAAACCAAGTCGGTTGACGCTGCGAAAGTCACCGAACGCCTCGACAAGATCGAAGCCAAGATGAATCGCCCGGCGGCGAGCGACACTGCCGCCGACGCGAACGACAATCAGAAAATCGAACGTAAGGCGTTCGCGCAGTTCATTCGCGGCGGTCGCGAGTCGATGGGCGCGGACGAAATCAAGTCGCTGGTTCTCGGCGACGATCCGCGCGGCGGCTATCTTGCACCGCCTCAAATCTCGACGGAACTGATTACGTTCCTGACGCAGTTTTCGCCAGTTCGGGCAGCGGCGCGCGTCGGCGCGACCGCAAGCCCGTCTGTGATCTTGCCGGTTCGTACCGGAATCACGAATGCGCTGTGGGAAGGCGAAATCGAGCCGGAAGGCGAGTCGGAACCGGCATTCGGTCAGGTCGAAATCCCCGTTTTCGGAATGAAAACCTACACCGATATTTCGGTCCAACTGCTCGAAGACTCGGCCCAGAATCTCGAAGCCGTGTTGAACGAGGCTCTTGCCGAAGATTTCGGCAAAAAGGAAGGAACTGGATTCGTCAACGGGACTGGCATCAAGCAGCCGCGTGGCGTCATGGTGCATCCGGGCGTCAACTATGTGCCGGGCGGTGACGCCGCTCTGCTCCTTAGCGATGGCCTGATTACTCTGTTCCATGCGGTTCCGGCCGCGTACCGCCAAAACGGCGCGTGGATGATGAACTCAACCACGGTCGGCGCGGTTCGCAAGCTGAAAACCAGCACGGGCGCTCCGCTTTGGACCGACTCTTTGGCCGCTGGCAACCCGCCGACGATCTTGGGTCGCCCGGTTATCGAGGCGGTTGATATGCCGGACATCGCCGGCAATGCCTTCCCGATTGTGTTCGGCGATTTCAACAGCGCCTATCGCATCTATGATCGGATCGGCCTCACCATCCTTCGCGACCCGTTCACCCAGGCGACCAATGGCCTGGTTCGCTTCCATGCGCGTCGGCGCGTCGGCGGCGACGTTGTGAAGGCCGAAGCGCTTCGCAAGCTCAAGATTTCGGTGAGCTAACGCAATCGTGCGAGCGCAATCCCGCGCTCGCACATCCCCTCCTAATCGGAAAACACAGAACTATGCGAGACAGTATCCATAACGACTCCTACGTCGTCGCCATTCCGCCGGTTGTCGTGGCGGACAACACCGCGCAAGTCGGCGCCTGGATTGACCGCAGCGGCGCTCAGTCGCTTGCCTTTACGATCCTTACCGGGGCGCTTGCCGACGCCGACGCCACGTTTGCCGTGCTGGTCGAAGATGCCGACGCGGCGGACCAATCGGACCACGCGGCGGTCGATGACGCCTACTTGCTGAGCGCGACGGAAGGCACGGCGCCCGAAACGGCGGCGGCTTTCACTCATGCCAACGGCAACAGCACGCGCAAGATCGGCTACATCGGCGACAAGCAGTTTGTGCGGATCACGATCACGCCATCTGCGAACACCGGCAACGCGGCATTAGCTGCGGTCGCCAAGCTGGGCGCACTGAGCGTTCGGCCCGCGTAACTCGAATGCGGCACGCGGCGGATACGGCGCTCAAAGGCGTAATTTGTGGAGCAAAGGCCGTCTTTCTGCGTCCATCGCTGCGTGCCGCAACTCAATTAGAAAGCCGCTACGGCTTCCAAACCCTTTTGGATGCTTGCGCGGAATACAGGTTATCAGTGATCGCGGACGTAATTGAAACAAGTTCGGATTGCCGCGATTTTCTCGCGACTTTGACCGGAACCCCGTTAATCGAGGTTCTACCAAAGCTCGTTGAAACGCTTCCGGCGCACATTCTCGCCTTAGCGGGTGCAGATTCCGACAAGGAAGCCAACGGCGGCGGCGAAAGCATCCCTTTCGCCGACTACTACGCGCGCTTGTTTCGCATCGGCACCGGCTGGTTAGGCTGGTCGCCAGACGTGACCTGGAACGCGACGCCCAAAGAGATCGCGGAAGCGTACAGCGGCCATCTTGAAATGCTTCGGGCAATTCACGGCAGCGGCGACGATCAACCGCGCCCGACAGAACCGCCGGAGCAAGCCAAGTTCGACCGTGCTGGACTGCACGCGCTCAAGTTCATGGGCAAGGCGAAATAAGATGCCCATGAAAGGCCCAAGCGTTTGCGGTTGCGGCAAGCTCGTAGCGGCTGGCGTCATCTGTGAATGCCGCCGCGCCAGCAAAGCCGCCTATGACCGCAATAGGCCGACAGCACGCCAGCGCGGCTATGACAGCAAGTGGCAACGCGCCTCCAAAACATTCCTAGCGCAACCCGGAAACCGGCTGTGCGCGTGCGCCTGTGGCCGCGTCGCCGACATGGTGGATCATATCAAACCGCATCGTGGCGACATGAAGCTGTTTTGGGACAAATCGAACTGGCAACCGATGGCAAGTTCGCCTTGCCATTCGAGCCGCAAGCAATCGTTAGAGCGTGCCGCGTCATGACGAAGCAGAAACGAGATTGCAAGCAATCGAGCCTTGTTAAACGCGGTGAGGAACCGGAAAGCGCGCTGTGGCGCAACGTAGTCGCGCAAGCCATCCAGGACGCGACGATGCCACTGACGGACCATCAAGGTCAGTTCCGCGACCAAATGGAAATAATCAGAGGCCAAGCGCGGCGCTGGGTCAAAATGCAGACCGATGATTTCCAGCGCGTCTGCGAACTAGCCGGGCTTGAGGCAAGCCGCGTCCATACGTTTGCGATGTCTCGCATCCGCGAGGCCATCGCGAGGGATCAAGCGCGCACGCTGGCAAATCTGAAAGGCTCAACCCCCGGGGTGGTCGCGGAATTGTTGGACGGTCAAGGGGACCGGCGACCACCGGCACCGCAAAAAAACGAAGAAATAGAGTTTTCTCAAAATCAGGGTTCCGCGCCGTGAGCATTGTCCAACTTGCCGATATGAAAGCGCAGTTGAACGTCACGTTCGCGGACGACGACACGCTGATCCAGGCGAAAATCGACGCGGCAGAGGGCTATATCGCCAATTTCTACAACGGGACGTGGCCTCCCTCGACCGTGCCGAACGCGCTGCTTGAGGCGATCAAGCTGCTTGCCGCGCACCTCTATGAGAACCGCGAAGCGTCGCTAGTCGGCGTTACGTCGCAAGACCTTCCTTTTGGCTTGTTCGATCTAATCACCCCATACCGCGCTTGGGCTTTCTAATGGCCTATTCCGCACAATCAGAGCGGCTGCGGAAGCGCCTTGAGGCCATCCCCAAGGCTGTACGCGACGCCGTGCAACCCGCTCTTACCCAGGACGGGCAGGAATTGGTCGCGGCGATGAAGACGCTTGCCGAGCCGTCGCGCGACACGGGCGACTTGATCGACTCAATTACGTTCACGACGGCGGGCAACCGAACGCCGCCGTATTCCGAGCCGGGCGGTTCGCGCGTGGTGCCGGAAAACGCCGTGCTAATCACAGCGGGCAACACCAAAGTCCGCTACGCGCACCTAGTCGAATACGGGACAAGCCATTCCAAGCCTGAACCGTTCTTTTGGCCTGCGTATCGCCTCCTAAAAAAGAAGCTATCGAGCCGGATTAAGCGCGCCGCGTCAAAAGCGGTGCGCGAAAACTGGGCCAAAAAATGAGCGACCCTTCCCTTGCCCTACAGCAATTGATCCGAGCACGCCTGAGCGCGTCAACCGAAGTGACGACGCTTGTCCCGGCTACATCAATCGTTGACCGCAATCATCGGCCCGAACAGTTCCCCGGCATTATCATCGGTGAAGGCCGGGCGAACTTTGCTGACAATGTTCAAGACAGCTACCACGATGAGGCGTTCACGGACTTACATATTTGGGTCAAAGAGGATGGCCTTGCGACCGGCAAAGCCATCGCAGGGGCGGTCAAAGACGCGCTGAGCGACAGCCCGTGGTCCGTTGACGGCTACCGCGCCATCAATGTGCGCGTCGTGAATGCTCGCTACATGCGCGACCCCGATGGGCAGTTCTCGCACACCGTTCTTAGCATTGAAGCCGTACTGATCGAGGTTGTGTCGTGAGACAGGCCGGCAAAATGGACCGTGTGCTGATCGTTCAGCGCGCGACCAATAGCGTGGATGCTAACGGGACAGTCGTTCAGACATGGGCCGACCTTATGACGTTGCGCGCCAAGCTGATCGAAAGCGCAGTGCTAGACACTGAGCACAACGGCATCGCAATTTCAGATTCCAAGTTCAAATTACAAACGTACTTTACAGACAATATCACACTGGAGGATCGCGTTAGCTATAACGGCGTGTCGTATCAGATTAAACATCTGTCGGAGATCGGGCGGCGACGCGGCTTGGAATTGCACGTCGAAGCGTTTGAGCCGTCGTAATGCGTGGTCGCAAGCCCAAAATTCACACCGATAGTAATTCGGTGCCCGTGTCCCTCGCGCCCGCTTGGCTTTCCAAAGATGCCAAAGCGGAGTGGGACCGCGTTATGCCGATCTTAGTTGAGCGAAAAATCCTCACTGACGCGGACCTTGCGAGCTTTGAAAACTACTGCATTGCCGTGGGCCAAGTGCGGGAAATGGAACGCCTGATTAAGCGCGTCGGGCACGTTGTCGAGACGAATAGAGGCCCGCGCGCCCATCCTGCCGTGAAAATTCAATCCGACGCCATGACGCGCGCCCGGCTTTTGGCTTGCGAGCTTGGCCTGACGCCTGTCTCGCGGTCGCGCCCGACTGCTTGTGAAAATGACAATGACGACGATTCATCCGCGCTGGGTCAGTGATAACTCCCCGATTGCGGACCCGCACGGGCGCGGTGGGCGCGCGGCGCGTTTCTTTCGGGCGTTGCGGCACCCCAAATCGACGGCGCCCAAGCGCGCCTTTGAGCTTGCGCCGTTCTGGGAACGGATTGTTCGGCGCATCTATGGCCCTTCCGATGTATCCGGCAATCGGCTGGTCCGCACGGTCTATATCCAGATCCCGCGCGGCGCCCGCAAAACCACAATCGGGGCGGGCTTGGGCTTGCTGCACTCGTTTGGCCATGAGCGGACACCGGGCGGCGTCTGCATCTTGTCGGCTGGGTCAGAGGATCAAGCCCAGCTTGCCTTTGATGAAGCCAATTCGTTTGTGAAGGCCACGCCCGCGCTGGCTAAGGCGGCGCACATCGTCGAATCCGAGTTGGAGCTTGAGCACAAGGCGTCCGGATCGATTTTGCGCGCCATCGCTGCCGATGGCGACGTGCAGCACGGCAAGACGCCCTATTTCGTCTTGATTGACGAACTGCACGTTTGGAAAAACCGCCGCCTCTGGCGCGCGCTCAAGAGCGGCCTGCTAAAAATCCCTAATACGTTGCTGGTCATCATCACCACGGCGGGACGCGGTCACGACACGTTGGCCCGCGAGGAATACGATTACGCGCGCAAGGTTGCGGCTGGCGAGATTGAAAATCCGTCTTATCTGCCGATCATTTTCGAGCCGCCCAAAAAATTCGACTGGCGCGATGAAAATGTATGGCACCGGGTTAATCCGGGCCTCAAATGTGGCTTCCCCGATCTAATCGGAATGCGCCAAGCGGCGCTTGAGGCGCGAGACAAGCCGTCCGATTGCGATGACTTTCGGCAGTATAATTTGAACGAGTGGCTGGACCATTCAACGTCGCCTTTTGTCGAACTGAGCGTCTATGACGAAGGCGCGCGCCCCGTCGATTTGGACGCGCTCGCCAGTCAACCGTGTTGGCTGGGCGTCGATTTGTCGAGTACCAGCGATCTAACCGCCGTTGTCGCCGCGTGGCGCGACGGCGATGATGGTTATCTGGTTCATCCGTGGTTCTTTTGCCCGCGCGACAATCTCCGGCGCCGCGCCGATCGCGACGGCGTGCCGTATCCCAAATGGGCAGAGGATGGCTTTATCGCGCCGACGTCCGGCAATGTGGTCGATTTCCGCGCCGTAGAAGATTGCATCCGCGCCGCTTGCGCCCGGTTTGACGTGCGGGAAATCGCCTTCGATCCGTACTTGGCGCGCAACATCATGAACAACTTATTGGACGATGGCTTGCCCGCTGTGGAAATGCGGCAGGGCTGGGTCACTATGGCGCCCGCTATCAAAGAGCTTGAGCGCGCGATTATCGGGCGCCGCTTCACGCATGGCGGCCATCCCGTGTTGCGCTGGAATTTCTCAAATATCGCGGTTGAGGAAGACAAGGCCGGGAACAAGACGTTCCACAAAGGCAAAAGCCGCTTCAAACGCATTGACGGCGCACAAGCCGCTGCAATGGCAGTCGGGCGAGCGTTCAACGGCGACGATGGCAAGTCAGTTTATAGCGACGAAGCCGCGCGCCCCACAGGTTTTCAAGTTTGGTGAGATAAGAAAATGGCCGATACCGAAACGGAACAGCTAGTCGTCGCGCTAGAGGCGCGCATTGACGCCTTTGAAAAGAACATGGCAAAGGCGGCCCAAACCGCAAACACAAACTGGTCCGCCATCGAAGCGCGCGGCAGACAGGCGGGCAATCGCATCCGCGCTGATATGGGCCGCGCGACCGCTGGCATTGCCAATGGCTTTAAGGCGCTTAACGGCTCGATCATCGGCAGTTTGGGATTAACCGGCGCAGCTAGCGCGGCGGGCTTTCTGACGCTTGCCGTCAAGATCAATGGTGAGCTGGCAAAGATGGCGTCGCTTGCGAAGCAAGCCGAAATCTCAACCGACAAGCTCCAAGAGATTAAGTACGCCGCGAATATCAACGGCGTGTCGGATGACGATTTCGCCACGTCGCTGCAGCAATCGTTGGCGATGCTTGAGGAAGCACAGCACGGCGTTAATGACCTGAAACGCCTCTTCAATGCGAACGGAAAATCTATTCGAGATTCGAATGGCGAGCTAATCAAGTTCGACAAACTGCTTGAGATTGCTGCGGACCTAATCTCACGCGCGCCAACGAATGAGGCCAAGGTCAAGATCACCGAAATGATGGGGCTTAGCCGCGATTGGATTCGAACGTTGCAAGGCGGTCCCGAAGCCTTTCGCAAAATGCAGCAAGAGGCTCAGAGTGCGGGCGCGGTGATCGATTCAGCGACCATCGCCAAGGCTAAGGAATTTGACCAAGCGTGGGCTAAGGCCGTCGTTAAGTTCAAAGCGGGCATCACCGAAACCTTGGCCGATCTTTCAGTGGCTTTCGCCGAATTTTGGCAAAACATCATCGATGACGTTCCGGGCGCGTCCTACATTGTGGAAAAAATGCGCCGCATGTTCGGCGGCCTTGAGGGAATGACGATCCCCGAATTGCAGGACGCCCTACAGCGTTCGATTGAACAGGGCGTCGATAAGGTCGAAATCGAGCGCATCCAGGCTGAGCTTGATCGCAAAATGGGCAAAAAGCCGCTGCGGATTGAGATTCATCCCGAGGTGAAGGGACCGCCTTCCGTCATTCCGCAAGAGAAACAGAAAAACGCTTTCGATAGCGCGGTCTTTGAGACTCAGAAGCGTATCGCTGCGACAGAAGCCGAAACCGCAAGCATCGGGAAAAATTCGGAGGAGCGGACGCGCGCAATCACTGTTGCCGAGCTTGAGGAAGCGGCGAAGCGCGCCAACACGCAAGCCGGTTTCCAGAACGCGACCGTCACCGATGAGCAGCGCGACAAAATCAACAAGCTTGCCGACGCAATGGAGGCGGCGGCGCAAAAGCAGCGCCTCGCGGAAGAGCAATTCAAGGGCTTCAACGAGCTGCTTCAGCAGTCGGGCCAAACGGCAATCGACTTCATTCAAAAGTTGGGCGACAAAACCGCCAATTTCCGGCAGATGATTCAAAGTGTGATTCAGTCGATGGAAAAAATGGCGCTCCAGGCTGCTTTGCTGGGACAGGGGCCGCTAGCGGGGATATTCGGCACAGCCACGGGTGTTCCTGGCGGCACGGGCGGCTTGTTGGGCGCGCTTGCCGGTCTATTTGGTGGCAAGCGTGCGGAAGGCGGCGACGTTGATCCCGGCAAGGCGTTTCTAGTCGGCGAACGCGGCCCGGAAATCTTCGCGCCCAAGGTCGCGGGCGGGATCATCCCGAACCATCGGCTTGCACTTGGCGGCGGCAGCGTCGGGCGCGTCGGTCACACCTTCAACTCACACGTCACCGTGCAAGGCGGCGCCGGAAATGCGGAGGGCAACGAGGATATTGCCCGGCGCGTCGGCGCCAGCGTCCGCGAGCAGTTCGGATCAATGATGCAGGACGCGCTCTATACCCAGATGAAGCCGGGCGGCACTGTCTGGCAGATGATGCAGAAGGGCAAGTGAAGGCCAATCGGGTAGTTATAGCAGTTTTCGCGCTCGACGGCCGCGGAAACCCCGAAAATAATTTGCTGCCATCGGCGGCGTGCGGAGTGATCGGCTGACTATAACTCAAGCTGTAAACATTTACAGTTTGATGAGGAAAAATCGAATGCGCGCCATGATGATTCGGCTTCCTGTAGAGCGGGGTATGCAGCTTGCCGCCTTTGCCGACGAACACAGCCTCACTTATGGCGAGGCTATCGGCATCCTACTCGACCACGGGGCAAAAACCGGGCTCGGCAACAGTCTGGCGCTTCCCGGCATTGGGATAACCGCCGTTGGTGACCTTATCGGGGTCGCAATCGATGGCTTCGCGCTAATCCCGCTTACGGTTGCTCAGGCCGAGTCGTTCGCGGCTGGGCTACAGAAGGCGGCGACAACGCCCGGTGTGGCAATCCTCGATCTGGATATGCCCGACACCATCACACTCTCGCGAAAGGGCGCTGGCGTCGTCGTATCGGTGAGCCGGGCGGGTGAAACGAAATTCCAGCGCGTATTCGCCTGCGGAGTTGCGAAGGCCATGGCCGAACGGATTCATGACGCGGCTATTCGGGCCGGAACCTTTAACGCGTTTATGGCGGACCTTGGCGATCTACCTTGAGGGCCAAATAAAAAAGCCGCGCATGGTGGAGAGGCCATGCGCGGCGATAATGTCGATACTGGAGACCCGATGCCTTTGCGAGAGATCAAGTCAGGATGAATTATAGCGCATCCCTCGCCGACGATCACGCAACACGCGCCACCAAAAGCGGAACGCGTTGGTCTCACAAATCCGCCGTCGCGGATGGCGATTTCGTCAATTCGCTCAACGCCGCTGGCTTTTTCCGCTCAACCGCGCCGGGGGTGCCCTATGTAGTAGGCGCACCCTCCAAAGACACTCTCTCAGACTCACTCAGCGAAGATTCAAAAGCCAAGAAACATTCCACCATTCCACTACCGCCTGTTTCTCTGCCATGCACTCACCCTGACGTAGCCAAGCCGATGCCTAAGCCGTGGCGCGACACAGGGGAGGAAATACGCGGCCTGTTTTACCACGACGCCATGCGCGGGATGCCGAACGTTCGGGGCTTCACACTATGCCTCTCAGACGACGTACAGCGCCTCGCCAGAGGGCAGGGCAAGCATTGCCTCGCTTGGCTGCACAAACGAGTGGTCCGGTACCTACGCGTCACTGGCGGGCCTCCTACGCCGTTCTGGTTCGCTATCGAGGAGTCGGATGGAAAGGGCGAGCTTCACTGCCATGGCGAGATTGTCGTTAGCCCCGAAAAGGAAAAGGCGGTCCGGGCGGCGCTCAAGAGGGCAGGCGGCGAATGGGAGCGGGACGGCACGCAACTCCGGTTTTCAAAAACCGCGCCGAATTTCCGTTGGGCTGGCTACTGCCTCAAGGGTTGCCACAAGGCGCGGCCGGTACGGCGCCGGTATATGCGGCAGTTCGGATCACCCCGCCGCTGGGTCGCTGGATTTGAGGGCAAGAGCGTGACGGCCAGTGAGGATTTGCGGCAGTTAGCAACTACATTGCATGTCGCGGCGATTGCGTGGAGCTTCACGTCTTCACTGCGTTAGTCTTGCGATCGTCGATAATTGTGAACTGGGGTTCTGTGGTAGTAGCTTGTTGGCTGGGTAACGGTGAGGCTGTGCAAGCGGACTGTGAACCTGGGCCAGTTGGACCAAGTGTCACGTACTGTGCATTGTCCTGCGATGGATCAGCCAATTTGTCATTGAAAAGGGAGCGGTACTGAGGTGATTGCTGAGATAGCTTAGCCAAAAATTCCACGAAGTTCTTTTCTATCCAATCCAAAATACTCTTTGCATTTGACGTGTCAAACTTTGCGATTAAGTTCGTCGGACGTTTCTTTGCGAGATGAAAAATTTGCTCGCGGAGCTTTGTCATTAGTCCGGCATTGTCTCCAATTCGCGCTGGGTCCACGTTAAAATCCTTTGCTTGCATGTTTCCCTTGTCTGTATTCGTCAAGAAGCCAACAAGCCCTCTGGCATGTACGCCAAAGGATTCAAAATGAGCATTCCACGATAGATAATGCTGCTCCTGCAGCATTTGTTGATACGTATAACGAAGCATCTTGAGCATATAGGGCAAGTGCTCTGTGAGGTAATTGCACTTTTGCTGTTCATCAGCCACGGCATGTCTCCAAAATTGAAAGGTTCGATGGACTATAGCACCATCAACCAACGCTGACTCGTCGATCATTCCAGTTATACAAATAAGTCAATACTGACTTCGTTGCCAACTGATTCCGAGTGTGCGAGTCAATGCCTTGCGCAATGTCGCGCGTGGGAGTTGGGAATTCATGGCTACCTTCAAAAATAGCAAGTTGCTGCATCGCGCATGTCAAAGCATCGCTGATCTTGAGCCGTGCCCTATGGCAGGCGTCGTGACGGCGGATCAAATAAAGCTTGCGCTAGGTGAGTTGCTAGACATTTGGTCCGACTCAATCGCGCCCAAATGCTCGAACCATGGCAAGCGATGACATGCCATGGCGAATGTTCCCGCTAGGTTCCAATCATGGGAATTTCGCTCGGATCAAAGAATCCTATCGCTATCCTAGGAAGGGTGTACTAGGTGAACACCCTCAATTCACACATAGAGGGAGCATCCAAGCCATGAAGGCACCTAACCCGCCAGACTTTGTAGATTCTGATGAACTGCGCGAGCAGCGCGCTAGAAGCAAAGCGCGTCGCCTTGGCTACAAGGTAGAGAATGACCAAGGCGGATACAGGCTTTTGAGAATTTTACCCGCCGAGGCCCTTATTGATGATAACCTTACGTTAGATCAATTGGAGGAATGGCTGGATCGATTTGAGGATGAAGACCCGGTGGGATTGATGAAGACCATCATCGCCGAAAATCCGGGTGCATCTAAACAGCAAATTAGGCGGCTTTTGCTCGGCGAAGTGCGCGCGGGCAAAAAGCTGCAAGAGACAATCGTGGACGAAGCCGTTACAAAGCTTTTTCGCGATAAATAGAAGCCCGGCATTGGTCATTAGCTTCTCGTGAACGGGCCGGTCCTAGCGACCTGCCCTTTTCTGTTATGAAGATGCTAAGCCTGTCCCGTTGCATTCGGGACACTTTGGCGACGCCGGAGGCGTCGTGCCGGGCACGATGTCAGTCGCTCTTTTGTCTACGCCGTCACCGCCGCACGCCGGACAGATTTCCTCTGGATTTAGATTGTCGGCCATAGTCGAATTTCTCCCCCATATGACTGTTCAGCCGTCATAGCACGCCAAGGTGAATTCAGAGCTAATAACCACTCCAACAAGCGTTGTGTGCTGTCGGTCTATCCTGTCATGATAGGCCTGCCAGAAATAGGGAATGACAACATGGGAATGCGAACCGGCGGTGAAGGCCCGTTGACAGTCAAAGACATACGGGAAGCAATCCAAGGTTTGGACGGCGATATCGAAGTGATATTTGGCGCCACACGCAATGGGAAGGAACTGCGGTTTTTTCGTTTCAAATGGAGGGGAGACAAGCTCTTGCAGATTGAATTGAACGAGGCGGACTAAAGCAGCTAGTTTTAGCGGCGACCGCTTCCCGATCGGATATTGCGTCGCAACGCCTCGTCATCGACGCTATAATCAGGTTCGCGCAATGGTTCGCTTTTGCTGCGGTTAGACGCCGTGCAAGCCCAAACGAGCGCAATGACCCAACCAACAAAAGTCCAGCCAAGCAGAAGATTTAGAATGAAGATCGCGCCGCTATTATGGTGCCGTCCCGCGACGATGGTTGGAAAAAAATATATTACAAGGGCGATTAGGATTAGTACCCAGCCGGTTTCCACGTTGTCCCCCTTCACTCTGTACTACGGCAACTATAGCGTGAATCCATCGAAACGCAATTTCTCAATAGCCTCTTTCATCGCCTCGACCGGCTGGCCATGAACGTATCCCGCATGAGGCGAATTGTCAGCGTGCCCGCAAAGACGCCGTTGCAAAGAATCCGCGACGCCAGCGCGGTCCAATCCCGTCGTGAATGAGTGCCGGAACGAATAGAATACCTTTTTTGGGTCACTGATGCCGATTTCTTTTGAGCGGATCACCCTGATAAACGCCCTTGGAATGAAGCGCGGAAAATGGTGATTGAGCGCGAGCTTGCCACCGGCTTTCGCCCGCTGTTTTGCCTCTATGCCCTTGCGATACCAATCCGGGAATAGGTGCGTCGCTCCGCTGGCCCGTAGTTTCGCCACGCGCTTTTCAAATCCCAAGCTAATCAAAGTGCTATGGACGGGAATGAGGCGCCACGATTCCGCGTTCTTTGTCTCCTCCTCGATTGCGATAACGAGAATCCCGCGTTCATGCCGGATGCTATCCAGCTTGATTTGTGCAAGTTCGCTGTCCCTTGCGCCAGTGAACAGCGCGCATAGCTCCACCCACTGAGCTTCATTGAACGGCTTGCCGGTATTGAATCGCTTGGCGGAAAAGATTTTGGTGAGATCGCTAGGCGAGAAATCCAAGCGGCGCGGCTGGCCCTTGTCTTTCACTGTTTCGATCTTGATGCCGTCAGAAGGATTGTCGGGAAGGATTTCATTGCGCTTGCACCATTCGAATATCGAATGAAGCTTGCTGAGATATTTGTCATTAATCGTTCGCGTATTCAGCACCGGAAACGGCGTAGCTCTGGCCTTATTGGCCTTAATCGCGTCCGGTACGGTTATTTGGTCACCGAATCGCTGTGTGCGGTTTGCGGGCAATTCCGCCAGAACGCGCTTGAAGCCGATCACGTCTTGTCGCGTGATCCTATAGAGCGGCTTCGCATGGCCTAGGTGTTCCTCGAACATGCGCGCGGTTAGCTTGGACTCATAGTCTGTCTGCGATGAGGCGCCGCGTTCCTTCACGAAATCCGGCACTATCTCGCTTAGGGATTTCGTGCTGTCCGGTCCGATGATCCTCGCGTCCAAGGGATCATTCGCCCCTGTGGGTTCCAGCTTTGCGGTCAGCAGCGGGTGGGTCGGCGCTGTATCGCCTTCGCCCCGGTCTCGTTCGTCCTTTCGTTTTTCTATTTCCAACTGGATTGCTGCGAGTTGGCGTCCCAGCGCGCGCCACTCTGGCGAACCGCGTTCCGCCTTCACGTTTCCGTTTGCGGCGAACGCATCAATAGCCCATCCAATGATGCCGTCGCATTCGTCGTCCGGCGCGGTGCCGCTCGCTACGCGCCGAAGATGCTTGGCATAGATCGGTGCCGACTCTTCGCGCCAAGCGGCATCGTAGCCGCCAAAATTGCGACCGCGATCATCCTTCGCTAATTCGCGGCTGTAGTGGGTGAGGGCGAGTTGTTCGGGCGTGAGCGGTCTGCCAGAGCGCGGCGTTTCGGTTTGGACTGTCCTGGCCCTAGCTTCAGCCAGCGCGGCCTCAAGACACGTGCGTTGCTTTGCCAAGGCGGCGGGCAAGCGTCGGTTGGCTTCGGAACGAGTGTTCGTCCCCAGCGCCGTCCAAAGCTCTTTCTTGCCGACGAATGGTTGGAGCGGCGCCGGGACTACGAGGCGGCTGTGATACCAGCCTGCTTTTTCTACGAGGTGGCGGACGGGCGGCAT